CCGCAACCCTTCAGATCGGTAGATGCCTGCCAAGAAGCTACCAGCTAGCAAGCTGAAGAGGAAGCGCGACAAGCGCCCCTCAGCCGCCAAGCGCGGGTACGACTACCAGTGGCAGAAGAGCAGGGCCAAGCGCGTCAGACGAGGCGCGAAATGTAGCAAGTGTGGCGGTGGTGGACAGATGCACTTCCACCACGGCCCGAGCGGAAAGACCAGGCCCCTTTGCCAGCGCTGTCACAACAGCCACACGGCAAAGAACGGCAAGAAGAAGGCAAGGGGACACAGCCGCATCGCCAGGACGCGCAAGTCAGGCAAGCGGCGCCGGACCAGGAAGAAGTAACCAACTTATGGCCGATCACTACGACAAGCTCACAGAAGCCGAAAAGGCATACTGGGACATCTACACGCGGCTGCGTGAGATCAGCGACTGGGAAGGCTTCAGCGAGGCCCAGGAGAACATCAAGGACCTCGCTCGTGACTGGCTCGTCAACCAGAGGAAGTTCATCTGGCGTTGCGCCGAAGGAAAGGAGACACCTGACTACAAAGCAGGATGGGGGATCAACAACAGGCAGGCGCGCTACGATCAGCTCAGCGACGACAAGCTGAACAACGGTTCCTGTCGGCGCGTCTGTCAGTTGCCGACCAATGGGTGCACCGCCAGTGAGAAGTCTGGCATCTCCGAGCGGGAGATGTGGTGGCGCGTCAACTCGACCGACGACACGAACAAGGCCTGGCGCCAGAGCAACGCCGACTGGGCGACCAACCGGCGCAAGCAGGTCTGGCACCTCGGTGAAGACGACAGCTGGAATGAAGCCGAGCGTGAGCTTCGCTACCAGAACCTCTGCATCGCCACGAAGCACGGCAGCGACTACGACACCTGGGCCAAGTCCCACAACACGACCACCGGCGAGAAGAAGAGCAGCGGCGGAGGCAAGTCCTCCAGGTCAGAATGCGTGGACTGGCTCGAAAGCTTCATCGGTGTTCACGAGAACCCCGACGGCAGCAACAAGGGCAACCCGCAGCCGAGCGGATGGCAGAACAGGGTGTACGGCGACGACGGTGTCGCCTGGTGCGCCTGCTTCGCCGTCTGCTCCGCATGGGACAACGGGGTGAAGGGCACCGGCACCGCCGGCGTCTGGAACAACACCGACCTGGCCAAGAAGGGTCAGGGCATCTACAAGGGCTACACGACTGACCCGTCGAAGGTCCACGCCGGCGATCACGCCTTCATCAACGATGATCACACAGGCGTGATCTCAGACCGAGACACGATGGAGACCATCGAGGGGAACACCAGCGCCTCGGGCAGCCAGTGGAATGGCGGCTCGGTAGTGCGCAAGGATCGAGGCCCAGGCTACTGGACTGGCTACGGGCTCGTGGACTTCCCGGACGACTGAGGACGCCATGGACGAGAAGACAGAGACAGGCTCGGACGCTCAGATGACGCAAGCGCAGCATGACAAGCTGCAGCTGCGCTACAAGGACGCACTGGCCAAGGAGCGGGCTGAGGAGCTTCAGACGGAAGCCGTCGACATCGTCGCCACGACAGAAGGTGACGACGCGTGAGCGCCGGTCTGCCCCCAAGCCGCAAGCTCAACCGGCAAAGCCGGCAGCTGCGCAATCCGGAAGATCCACCAGATCCTCCTGACAAGGAGATTGGCCGGGGCGTACCGACCAACTACGACTTCACGGGTCTGAACGCATGGGGCGAGTGGGTCGATGATGTCGAGCGGGCTCCGGATGTTCAGTGGCCTCGGTCGGTGGGCATCTACGATCAGATGTCCAACGACGCGCAATGCCAGGGCCTCTTCATGGGAGCCACGGCGGCCATCCAGCGCTACAGCTGGTACGTCGAGCCCAACGAGTGCGACCCCGCATACGTCGAACTGCTGGCGTCCGATCTGAACCTTCCGGTCGGTTTGGAAGCGGCCAAGGCAGCGGCGGCTGCGGGTACCAAGCGCGGCGTGCTCTCCTATCAGCGTCGCGCTGGATGGTATCCGCACCTCCGCCTAGCGCTCAAGGCGCTGGTGTATGGCTACTACTACTTCGAGCAAGTCGGGCAAATCGAAGACAACGGGCCAGGCGGTCAGCCGATCTGGCGGCTCAAGAAGCTGGGGCCGCGTCATCCGAGAACGATCACTGAAATATGGATCGGCTACGATGGGAATCTACTGCTGGTGAAGCAGGGCTATGGTGCAGCCCTACCTGGCAAACCGAGCACGGCGCCTCCGGAGATTCCCATCGACCGCCTGGTCTGCTATGTCTGGGATCAGGAGCCGGGCAACTGGACTGGCCGCTCCATCTACCGCCCGATGTACCGAAACTGGCTGGTCAAGGACAGGCTTCTGCGTGTCGACGCTATCAAGCACGAACGCAACGGCGTGGGGATGCCGATTGTGAACGCGCCCGAGGGAGCAACTCGGGCCGACATTCAGGACCTTGACCGGATGGCCCAAGAGTACAAGGCGGGTGAGCGGGGCGGCGGTGCCCTCCCTTACGGCGCCAAGTTGACTCTTCAGGGCACCCAGGGCGCGCTGCCGGATACCATCGCCTCGATCCGCTTCCAGAACGAGGAGATGGCCCGCTCGATGCTGATGATGTTCTTTCAGCTAGGGCAAACCGAGACAGGGTCCCGCGCCCTGGGCCAGTCTTTCATCGACTGGTTCTCTCTACAGCAGGAAATGATCGCCGACTGGATTTGCGACACCGCCGTCCCCTACATCATCGCCGACTGGTGGGGATGGAATGTCGACCCGAATGCCGATCAGACTCCTCTGCTCGGCTACTACAAGGGCGACGAAGGGCAGCCTGCCCCTCAAAAAGACTTCGGGCCGGCAGCGGACGCTGTGAAGGCCGCACTTGTCGGTGAGGCTTCCGCTCCCTCATCGGCAGGACGCGAGGGGTGGCCGTTCCAGTCCCGGCCTGAACCTCGCATCGTCAGAGCCGCCGCGCCGTCAACGACGCCGCAACCGTCTGGGACGGCGGCTCTGACAGACTTCAATGAGGGAGAGTCATAATGCAACTCGGCAATCTCTACCTGCCGTACACGATCATCGGCGCGACCTGCGGGATCGTCGCTCTGATCCTCGTCCTGATCCACACCATCTGAGGAGGACACGTGCCCGACCTGAAGCTCAAGTTGGCCTCCAGCGACCCGACCGGCAGAACGGTCCAGGCCGACTGGACCTTCAACCAGAAGCTCGACGGAGTGACGCAGTCATTCCTTCGCATCGACTGGGGCGACGGAAACGTCACCAACTGCCCGTCCGGCACCTCGTCGGCCACGCACGCGTACACCAGCCAGTACGAGCGCATGGTCTACGTCAAGCTGCTCGGCAACGACGTCAACGAGCAGGAGCGCATCAACATCCTGCCCGGTCTGACGCCGCCGTTCTACGATCCAGACCTCGGCGACCTTCACACGGTCAACCCGCAGGGCGACTCGTACAGACGAGCCCTCGCGGATGCCCGCAAGGTCATGCCGGCCAAGAGCCCCTGGATCGGCTCCGACAACAGCGGTGCCCTGAAGCCGGTTCGCTAGCCATGTTCGTCCGTGCCTCAGCCCCGGCCGTGAAGATCGACCTTGCAGAACTGGTCGATGTCGAGGACGTGGAAGTCGTCCAGACGGGGCTGAAGTACCCACTGGCTTCGGGTCCCAGGACATTCACCAAGGACGATCTGGCGGACATCGTGTCCTCCCAGGGCGACGCCGCGGTGAAGACCCCGAGGCTCAAGTTGGGCCATGTCGCCAACATGGGCCTCATGGAAGATGGCCAGCCTGCGATCGGCACCCTGGAGGACCTCACGCTGACGCAGGGCGGCCATCAGATCACCGGGACGTACAAGAACATCCCAGCCTGGCTCGCCCGCGTCTTGCCCTCTGCCTACCCGGCACGGAGCATCGAAGCGTTGACATCAGTCTCAACTTCAACGGGCAATACCTGGTCGGTCGTCCTGACCGATCTGGCTCTGCTCGGGGTCGTCTGGCCCGGCGTGAACACCCTGGAGGACATCCAGGCTCTGTACTCCGTCGAGGGACCAGACAACCTTCAAATCTTGTCAACCAAGGGGGAGGTGGAAGCGGTGTTCGGCGAGCAACTCGCCGCATCGGGTGCAGTCACGGCCCAAGTGGACGTCGACAAGATCAGCCGCGCATATCGGGAGAACAAGCAGCCCGATCAGATGTGGTGGTGGATTCGATCGATGATGATCGAACCCAACGAGTTGATCGTCGAGGATGAGGAGAAGGGCCAGCTGTACCGCATCCCCTATACGGTCAAGGGCGAGGACGTCACGTTCTCTGACCCGGTAGCCGTCCACATGAAGTACGAGGACAAGCCGGAGAAGAAGCAGAAGGAAGCGGCCAGCATGGCGCTCACCGCTGCGATGGAGTCGATGGGTGCCAGGTCCCTGGCATCCTACACATCGAGGAAGGAGTCAGAAATGGCGGGAGTCAGCTCCGAGCTGGACCCCGTCGCGCTGCGCAACGCCCTGGGGCTCGAAGATGGAGCCACGGACGACGAGGTGACCGTGGCACTGGCCTCGGCAGGTTTCGTCGCCAAGCCAGGGGCTGAGGTGATCGACCCGGCAAGGGCCGCTGCAGCAGAGCTGCCTGGCACTTCCGTCGAGCAGGGCCCCAACGAGCCCAACGTCACCTCGCCTGCGGGTCCGAACGACCCCGCAGTCGCGCAGCCGACAGTCGTCCCCACTCCGGTCGCAGCATCGACCGGTGACGTGATCCAGCTGGATCGCGCGACGTATGACCAACTCCGTGCCGGAGCGCAGGCGGGCCTCGCAGCCCACACGCGTCAGCTCACGGAGGACAGGGACACGATCATCTCCGCGGCAGTCCGCGAGGGACGCATCGCGCCCAGCCGTCGCCAGCACTGGGAGCAGCAGTGGGCGGCAGACCAGGAGGGCGTCAGGACGCTTCTGACGGCCGCCGCAGACAAGGGCGGGCTCGCACCCGGCCTCGTGCCCGTCGGACCGGATCAGGGAAGCGCCCTGGCCGCCGGCACACAGGAGGACACCTCGGCATACCCGTCCGAGTGGCTTCCGGAAGTTCACCGCGAGTCGCAGGAGGTGAAGTCCTAGATGGTCGGCAACCTCTGCACCCCGTACTACGAGCCAGGCTCGAGGATCACGGGGCGTGCGACGGGCGCAGCCGTCGTCGGCAAGACGTTCATCTGCGTCGCCGCAGACAAGGATCCAGGTTCACGTGAGCTCGATCCGGCGGCCACCGGCGGCAACGTCAAGATCAAGACAGCAGTCGCCGCCGACGCCACCGCCGGCCACGTCATCGGCGTCGCCGAGCATGACGCCGCGCAGAACAAGCTCACCCCGTTCCTCAGGGGCGGCTTCGTCGTGCCGGTGACCGCAGGAGCCGCGCTCAACGCGGGCGACCTGGTCACCGCAGGTGCCAATGGCAAGGCAGTCGCAGCTGCCGCCAACCGACCAGCAGGTGTGGCGCTCGCGGCAGCAGCCGTGGACCAAGACGCCATCATCCTGCTCTTCTGAGGGAGGTGATCAAGTGCTACTGAGTGCAGATGGAAACGTCGTCGGCATCGAGCCGGTCACCTTCGACCCGCGTGCCGGTGTCGTGGAGTACGCCGAGTTCCTGACGGCGGCCGCAGCGCAGGTGCTGACGGCGGCAGGGACGTACCCCCTGCCGGTGTCCCACCCGTTCGGGCCACCGGTCGTCACGGGGACGAGCATCACCGTCGAGGCGATGCTCAACCAGCCCACCCGCATCACGCGGATGGTCATGGACCTGACCCGCGAGCGCTTCATCGCAGACAAGATCTTCACCAACGGTGGCGGAGTCACCGGCGGTGCGGTGGTCTACGACGCAGCGCAGGAGAACGACCTCTACACCAACAGGGACATCGAGCAGGTCGAGCCTGCGGCCGAGTTCCCGCTCGTCACCACGGATCAGACGGCACCGGAGACGGCCACCGTCGAGAAGTGGGGCGCCAAGGTCTTCATCACCGATGAGGCCCGTGACCGCAACGACAGCGCCGGCTTCACGAAGCTGATCCGTCAGCTGTCGAACACCATCGTGCGCAAGCTCAACCAGCGTGCCGTCGCGGCGCTGGAGGCAGCGATCGCAGACGGCAGCCGAGACGTCATCGGCAACAACTGGTCGACATACGACCCCGAGACAGACCCGCCCCAGGACAGCCCTGCGTACGACTTCGGCCGCGCGCAGATGCAGGCGGACAACGAGGAGATGGGGATCAACTACTCGCTGTGGATCGTGAATCCGCAGGAGGCCCTGAACCTCACCGCCATCTACGGGCCGGGCCTGACCGCCCCGGGGATGCCGACGTTCTACTCGTCACCGCGGGTGACCGCCGGCACCGCACTCGTCGTCGCTCCCGGCCAGGTCGGCCAGCAGCGCATCGAGAAGCCGCTCGGCACGGAGACGTGGCGCGAGCAGAAGACAGAGCGCACCTGGACGCAGAGCAGCGTCCGCCCGCTCTGGTTCGTCGACAACAAGTTCGCCATCCTCCGCTACAAGCAACTGGCGGGGTGATCGCGTGGCCGTGGTCAAGATCAGACACGCGCAGTTCATGTTCTACGTCGAACAGCCCCACACCGGGCCAGACGGCGAGGACCAGATCCGCCTGTCGCGAAGGATCGCGCTCAAGGGTGAGATCGTCGACATCCCGCGTGACGAGGACATGTCACGCGGAGAGGAAGCAGGCGCCTTCGAGGATGAGGACGTCGAGCTGCCGCCGGACGACGACGCGGCTGAGGACGCAGACGCAGCCAATGCGGCCGCGGCTGCCGGGACGCCGGACATCAACGCCAGTCACGACGAACTCGTGAACTGGATCCAGGAGGCCAAGCCCAACGAGGACGCGATGGTCGAAGCTGCCCAGAACGATCCCGACATGGCGAACGCTCTCATGGCAGCCGAGAACGAGGCATCGGGTGGCGACCCCCGCAAGGGCGTCATGACCCGCCTCAAGGCGCTCACCTAGGTCATGACGACTCCTGCTCCATATCCGTGGGCCCTCCCGACCGTGGAGGAAGTGGGTGCGATCCTCCGGGCGCGCACTCAGGACCAAAACGATCAGGAACTCGGAACGTTCACTTCCGACACGCGGCCCACGGACGTGGAGGCGGAGCGCATGATCCGCCAGGCCGGCAATGTCGTGTATGGAGCAACGGGCAGTCCTGATGCGCTCGTGTGCGACACTGCTGACCAACTCAAGGAGCAGATCGGCTACTGGATCAGTCTCCTGGCCGCAATGCTCATCGAGCTGTCGTACTTCCCCGAGCAGATCGGTGAAGAGCGATCGGCATTCGAGCACTACAAGGAACTCTGGGACGACGACGTGTCTGGCTTCGCTGGACTCGTCGAGGCAGCGGCTGAGTGCCGCGCCGGTGAAGTGGTTCCGGACGACACAGACGGATACAAGTCAGCCAGCTGGGCCTTCCCCATCGATGCCGGTGGTATGGTCGGCTGGCAGACAAGCTGGTAAAGATGTCGAATCTACTCATCACCACGTCGGGCTGTAACGTAGTAGAGCGCAGACTTCGTGCTGTGTCGCGGTTGGCCGCCGATTTCAGCCCGGCGTGGGATGACGTAAAGGACCCACTCGTTCGAGGCATCGAGAATGCCTTCGACAAGGAAGGCCCAGGGTGGGCTGAGAATGACCCGGACACCCTGCGCAAGAAGAAGGGTGGGATGATCCTTCAGGATACGCGCCGACTGAAGCGTAGCCTGACGAACAATCCCAAGACACACGAGACTGGCAGCTCAATTGAAATCGTAACTGATGTTCCTTACGCAGAAGCTTCATTCAAGGGCACAGTCAACCAGCCAGCACGACCCCTGGAGATTACCGAGCACTACAAGCGGCTAGCATCCAAGGCCATCTCTGAGCGACTGGTCCAAGAGTATGAGCGCTCCTAGCTTCAATCCTCCTTACAGCGGTGAGTCCTGGTTCGGCACTCTGCGTGGCGGGCAGAATGCCAACGATGCTCTCATCTCGATCCTCGACAAGTACCTCGGCTGGTACATCAATGAGGTCGCGCGGGTCAACGACGAGCCATTCGAGCGGATGGTTCCCATCAAAAGCTTCAGAGTGACGACAGACCTCGAGGCCATGCCCGAGGACAGGCGCGCTCCGTTGGTCCTCTTCGTGAACAACGGGCTCGATGATCCGCCGGTCAGGCGTGCGGGCCCGCAGACAGGATATTCCTACACTGGCGTGTTCGAATACGACGTTGGGGTGATGGCGGTTGCTCGGGGTGCGAGGGAGAATCACGGCACTCGGGCGATCAGACTGGCATGGCTCTATGCCACAGCCGTAATAGGGTGCTTGATTCAGCAAAGGGATGACGATGGTGTCATCTCGATGATCGACTTCAAGGACCTCAAGCCAAACGGACTCGACTCATCTGCCGACAGGACGGCATGTATGGTAGTCGCCACCTTCTTGGTGACGGTGCCCAACATGGTGTCCTGGGGTACTGGGCCGCTGCTTCCTGACTGGGTGCCTGCAGAGCCGCCCGCTCAGGATGAGAGCCCAGAGTGGCCAGTGGTCACTAACCCCACGGTGACGGTCGAGAAGGTAACACCCAACGATCCTCTGAAAGAGGAGGTGTAGCGAATGCCAAGACCTGGTGTCGATGTGACAGTCGAAGGGGATGTCTCCCAAGTTGGAGCCAACCTCGACAGTAGCCAGGGCTTCTATGCCGGAGTGACCGAACGTGGTCGCTTCAGCGTCGTGCCGGCTCGGTCATTCACCGAGTACAAGGAGCGCTATGGCGGCAGAAGCGCCGCCAGCCAGGACATGTACGACGCAGCGCGTGGCTTCTTCGAGGAAGGTGGGACGACGCTGTTCGTGTCTCCCGTCTACGGCGTCAATGCTGTGGAGGCTTCAGGCAACCTCGGCACGATGCTCGCGCTCAAGGCCAAGGGTGGCGGCACCTGGGGCAACTCGGTCAAGGTCAGCACAATCGCCGACACTGGGCTAGGCTCAGGTAGCGACGCGGTGCTGACGGTCGAGAACCCCGCAGGCACCGTCGTGGAGACCAGCTACCCGCTCGGCACCGTCGCAGATGCCGTGTCGTGGATCAACACCTACTCCAGGATCGTGTCGGCAACTGCCGGCTCGGGCGGCGCAGACGCCGACATGACCGAGCCTGCCACGATCACCCTCACCGCCGGCGCTGCCGGCGCCGCTGTCGCCCAGGCGGACTACGCCACGGCTCTGGCGTACTTCGCCTATGAGCTCGGCCCAGGCCAGGTGTACATCCCCGGGGTCAGCAGCGTCAGCATCCTCGGCGAACTGTCGGACTCCATCGTGGCGACCACCAGGGTCGGCATCTGGGACCTTCCGGACACGAACGACCCCACGGCACTCGCAACGGTGATGTCGCAGGTGTCCTCGCTCGACGGCTCAGGCTTCATGCTCGCCGTCGGCCCCAGGCTCGCCTATCCGCACGAGACGGCACCGGCGATGATCTACGTTCCGGGTGGCGGCGTCGAGGCAGGGATGATCGCTCGCGTCGACAAGTTCCAGGATCGGTCCCTGGTCGCTGCCGGCTCTGACGGCATCTCCCGTCGAGCCCTGGGGCTGAAGCAAGTCTACGACGACGCAGATCGAGAGGACCTCAACGAGCTGGGCTGCGCGCTGTACAAGGTCGTCAACCAGCAGGTCAGGATGTACGGCTACCGGACCAGCGCCGGCCCATCCGAGAAGAACTGGCTCTTCTTCCAGGAGGCCAGGGTCGTGATGCAGCTCGCACATGAGCTGGACGCGGCCATGGAGGAATACGTCCTCAAGACGATCGACGGACGCAAGATCCTGGAGAACAAGATCGGCGTCGCCCTCACGGGCATCTGCCTACGCTACTGGCGAGACAACGCCCTGTACGGCGAAGCCGCCAGCGACGCATTCCGCGTCAACACCGCGGACTTCAACAACGTCACGACGGCCATGGCGGGCGAGATTCACGCTCAGGTCAAGGTCAAGACCAGCCGCGTGGCGGAGTGGATCAACATCAACCTGGTCAAGACCATGCTTGACCGGCCCTTCTGAGGAGGTGAACTGAAATGGCAGTCGCAAACCCAGAACGCCAGGACACATGGCTAGTCACATGCATCCTGGAGGGCAAGGACCTCGGCATCTTCGACAAGAAGTCGGGCGGTGAGATCGACTCGGACGAGAACAAGTACCCACTCGGTGGGATGCTCGGCGAGATCAGCCTCGGCGGTCGCAAGACAGTCGGTGAGCTCACCATCAGCCGGTACTACGACGCAGACCGAGATGACCCGCTGTTCGGGTTCCTCAACGCGAACGTCGGTGCCGGTGAAGCAACGGTCGGAGTCATCCCGCTCGACTTCCACGGCAACCCTCAGGGCGGCAAGGTCATCTACAGCTGCACGCTGCGGACGTTCACCCCGCCCGAGGTGGACAACGAGTCCCAGGATGCAGCCATGCTGGAACTCGTCTTCACCTCCTTCGCGGTGGTGCCGTGAGCCAGCTCAACATCACCGGCCCCGACGAGCAGGAGACGGAAGTCACGTCATCTGTCGCGTCGGCGCCGGTGGGGGCGCCGCCCCAGAGCAGCATTCTGTCTCGGCTCCGCAAGAGTGCCGAGGCGCAGCTGGCCGAGAAGTTCATCGACATGCCTGTCGGTGGAGACTACGGCGAAATGCTGCAGATCAGGTACAAGCCGCTGCGTCCAGAAGAGATGGACTCGTTCATCGAGTCCAAGACGGACGCGCAGCTGGCCCAGGTGGTCACCGTAACCATGGACATGATGGCTCGTTCATGCATCGGTATTTACTCCTGGGACCCTACGGACAACCGCAAGGAAGAACTCAAGGACAGCCTGGGCAACTCGCTGTATCTCGACAATCGTCTGGCTGAGATGCTCATGCTGCCTCAGCCGGGTGGAGTGCCGATGACCTCTCGTGAGATCATCAGCTGTCTGTTCGGCTACAACGGAGCGGCCATCTCCAAGCACGGGAACGAACTGGCTGAGTGGATGCAGGACCCAAAAGCCAGCCCAGCAGTCCCCTCAACAAGAAGTGGGTAGAGACTCTGGCTCTTTGCCTTGTTGAAGGCATACAACCAAGCGACTTCATTCGAGCGGATGACATCGAGCGGAGTGTACTTCTGGAAGTTGCCGGCAAGGCGCAAGACCTGAGTATCGAGCGGGACAGACTTCTGGCAAACATGATCATTGAGGAGCTTAGCAAAGCACTAAACAAGAAGAAGTAATGGCTGATTCGATCATCACAACCCTGCGCCTCATCGGACAACGTTCATATGTCTCTGGTATGGACAGTGCTGCCCGTTCGGTGAATCGCCTTGAGCGCTCCAACAGGGACGCTGAAGGTGGTCTGAGCCTCTTCCAAAGTCGGCTGGGAGGAGTTCGGGGCGCACTGGGTCTCGTTACATCTGCGTTGACGGGCACTGGCATCGCGCTCGGCGCTCTGGCGATCTATGTCGGTAAGACAGGCATCGAATTCAATGCCAACATGGAGCGGACGAAGGTTGGCATCGGAACGTTGCTGCACGACTCTCAGAAGACAGAAAAGGTCTTCAAGTCAGTTCAGCGCTATGCCCTTAAGTCG